GAATGCCAAACGTAGTTCAGCTAACACCAGAAGCTAAAAACCATTTGATAGATATTTGCACCAATGAAGACCAGAATTATATACATCTATCTGTGGCAGGAGGTGGCTGTGCAGGATTTTCCTACAGATGGGGATTTGCGAATACGCCAGAAGCTAACGATGAGGTTATAGAGATAGCTGAGAATAAGAAGCTGGTAATAGATGGCCTGTCAGTTATGCACCTAATAGGAATGGAAATAGATTACAAGAAGGATATTTTTGGTTCAATTCTACATATAGACAACCCGAATGTAACGTCTAGTTGTGGATGCGGTGAATCATTTAATGTTTTTTAAAAGGGAGGACTAACAAATTGGGCAGTAAAGAAAAAAATGAAGTGATATAAATGGAAAAAATATATTCAAAAAGGAGAAGTAAACAAATTAAAAGAAATTTGATAGATATAATTTGTTTAGTAACAGTTTTCTTGCTTGCTTTTTCTATTAGTGTTGCTTATGCTCAACCACAGCAACTAAGTTGTTAATATTTGGAATTAATAATGGCACAATATATGTTGGCTTCTTGTTTGTTATACTTTTTTGATAATGCAAAACGGAAACGGTAAGTCCAATATAATTGAGCTATCGGACATTCTAGAGCAAAAGCTACGTAAGGAACGTGAACTTATATTTTATGAAGCACAGCTTGCCCACCTCGTAGTTAAAATGCAACTGGTAAAAAAAGAAATACAAATAACAAATATAATTATTGATCTAGTAAATCAAGAAAAGATTATAGACATACAAGAGTATTTGGATAAAAAGGAACATTAATATGGCTTGTAAATGTGAAAATTGTTCGTGCCCTGACACTTGTGCATGTACAGGAGAAGATTGCAAGAATAATGATTGCCTTTGTAATTGTCACCACGAACAAGGAGAATAGTTATGGAAGAAAAACAACCTACTACAGCAGATGTAACTGAAGCAAAAGGAATACTTGCTGATGCTGGTTCTTCACCAACAGATAGGGCACATGCAACTGAGGTTATGCGTTTAGCCAAAGAATTAGGTGTAAGAGAAATTCTTGTTCCTAAAAAGAATAAAGGTGGTCCCATCAAGAAAAAACCAAAGATGATGCATGGTGGTATGCACAAGAAGGCGGAGATGATGGGTGGCGGCATGTATAAAGGCAAGAAGCATTCTTACGCTGGTGGCGGCATGGTCAAGGACATGAAGCTTATGAGGAGCAAGTAGAATGGTATCTAGAGCTAAAACTGTGGATCGTATGCGTCGAAGGAAGGAAGAAGAACGCAATATACTTTTACGAGAAAATCCTGACCTAACGGATCGACAGGCACTCGCACAGGCTGCATCAACTGTAAAAGGACGTAAACGGGAACAAGAAAGAATTAGGAAATTAATTGCAGCAGCCGCTGCTAAAAAACAAGCCAGAGCATATAAAGGCGGTATGCCTAAACGCAATGCGAACATAGACTATCGTAAGAGTGGTATGTTCTATGTAGGTGGCATGTCTGCTAAAACTACAAAGATTAACAAAGGAAAGAAATAAAATGCCTAAAGTAATATTTCCATACACAAAAGAAGGTGAAAAGAATGCCAAAGCCGCAGCTAAAATGCACGGTGGCAAATACATGTCCGACAAGAAGGACAAAGGAAAAGGCATGAGTGTAATGATTGCCGTAGGTCCAGTAAAGAAGAAACCAAAGAAGAAAGCCCCCGCTAGGAGAACCAAGAAGAAGGCGTAGTCCTTATGAATAGAAAGCAACGTAGAGCTAAAGCTAAAGAAACAAAGAAAGAATACAATCCGCTAGAAAATTCAAACGACCAGCCTTTTAAGGATCATATGCTTCATATGAAGGAAGCGCATGATATAGGGCACCTTCTATGGCTACTTAATACTGGGCGTCTTGCTCTTCCATACCATAATCATCATGAGGAAGCATTAAATTTAAAACTTCCTTTTGATATTATTTCAAAAAATTACTATGATACAAATCCTAACATTGTAGTTATAGATGACTTTTTAAATTTAGAAGCGTTACAAAAATTAAAAGATTACTGTCTTGAGTTTCCTTTTTGGAATACGCTTTATGGTAGAGGATACTTAGGTGCATTTAGACAGAATGGATTTACGCCACAAGTTTTAGAAACGCTATCTCTGGAAATGGTGCAGAATATGCCAGAGATATTTAATACCACGAACAAGCGTAATCTAGGTCAGATGTGGGCATTTAAATATGAGTCCAAGTGCCCCGGTATTGATGTACATGCAGATTTTGCTGCTATAAATGTAAACTTCTGGATTACACCTACCGAAGCAAATGCAGATTATGACAAAGAAAAAGGCGTAGGTAAAACAGGGGGAATGTGGATTTGGGACGCAGGTGCTCCTCCTGATTGGGACTTTACTCGCTATAATGGCGACGATAAAAATGAAGTTATAGAATATCTAGAGAAGCAACAGTCTAAGGCTATATATATTCCATATAAATATAATAGATGCGTTATGTTTGATTCTAATCTGTTTCATAAAACAGCAGATGTAAATTTTCTTCCGGGGTTTGACAACAAAAGAATAAACGTAACAATGCTATTTGGTCATCGTGAAAATACTGGAGTGGAGCCACAAGATATGTTAGAAGCTGCTGAGTTAAGAAAGATGACTTCTACACCTGTTTTAGAACATCTTAATTTAGAAACAGGTGAGATAAAGTCTTCAATGGAGGAAGTTGCGTAATGGCCCCCGCTACCGCATCTGAAGTTCATACTGAACTTAAAGCACACGAACGAGAATGTGCAGTGAGAGCAGAGGCTACACAAAGACAGCTAGACTCTCTAACAAGTAGAATACGGCGACTTGAAGCCATTATTATGGGATCGACGGTAGCAGTTATTCTAGGTATAGTTACTCTTATGTGGAAGGTACTACAATTACCAGTATGAAACATTATGCAAGTACATCCTTTCTATGGTCGGAACTAGCATGTAAGTGTGGCTGTAGAAATATATACATACAAGATGAAGCGATAGATAAACTACAAAAAGCAAGAGATATTATTCAGACTCCTCTAATTATAAACAGTGCGGCAAGATGTCCACTACATAATGCAAAGGTAGGTGGCGCACCAAAAAGTCAACATAGAGCTACTAAAAACAGACCTTCTACTGCTTTTGATATTTCATTACGTGGAGTGGATAAAGAAGAATTAATTGAAGCAGCTAGACTAGCAGGGTTTAAAGGATTTGGGATAAACTATAATACCTTTTTACATGTAGATAATAGAAAGTTTGCAGCGGTCTGGTAGAAGGAGAAAAATATGTTTGAAATTATAGCTTCAGTATTATCAGGCGGCGCTACAGGAATTATTGGTAGTGCTATTGGTACGGTTGGAAGGTTTCTTGAAAAGCGTCAAGAGCTAAAACAGATGAAGCTTGAGTTTGATCAAGAGCTAGAGCTTCAGCAGTTACAGATTACTGCACGAAAAGATGAACTAGAAAGTGAACATGCCATAGTTCAAACAAAAGCAGATTCGGACATTAAGACTGCTTCTTATGCTCATGATGCTTCATATGGTCCTGCTACACCTATTATTGCCTCTATACTAAGATTTGTACGACCTGTTCTTACATTTGGTCTGTTAGGGTTTTCAGGATATATTTTCTTTAGTATACAGGAAGAACCTACAATTGTACGTGAACTATCAAATCAAATTATGTTTTTAACCACTACAGCAGTGGCATGGTGGTTTGGAGATAGGAGCCTACGCAAGTGAGAGAACTTACAACTAAGCAACAGACATTTCTTAAAGTGCTTTTTGATGAGGCTGAAGGAGACTATACCAGAGCAAAGCAAATAGCTGGTTATAGCGAAACGACAAGTCCTTCCGAAGTTCTACGTTCCGTGAAGGACGAAGTGCTTGAGCTTACAAAAGAGTATCTTGCAATGAATGCTCCACGAGCAGCGAGAGCAATGATTAATGTTCTTGATCGTCCTTCTGAATTGGGCAATCAACATAGGCTTAATGCAGCTAAAGAACTGTTAGATCGTATTGGCATTCATAAAACAGATAAAGTGGAAGTTTCTACTCCTAGTGGTATTATGCTGTTGCCGCCAAAGGACACGGCCCATGGGGTATAAAAAAGGAGACTATGGTAAATATCATAAAAGCCCTCGTATGAAAAAAGAAAGGGCATTAAGAAATAAAAACAGATATCATGCAGAAAAATCAGGACGAGTAAAAAAAGGAGATGGCAAACATATTGATCATAAAGACGGAAATCCCAGAAATAATGGAAAGAAAAATTTAAGAGTTATTTCAGGACGCAGAAACAGAAAAAAACAGTAATGCATAATGTGGGTTACTTTAAAATGCCTGATCCTGTTGGGTTAAAGGATGACAATGAATGGTTGATGATTCCTAGAATTAGTAGAACTATTCCCTTTGGATATAAAGTTCATGAGCAGGATGAAGATATTCTTGTGCCTATTATAGAAGAATTAGAAGCATTAGAATTGGCTAAAGAATACTTAAAGGAGTACTCGTATAGAGAAGTAGCGGGGTGGCTTAGTGACAGAACAGGACGAGAAATTTCCCACATTGGCCTCAGAAAGCGAGTCCACAAAGAAAGGCAACGGAAGAGTAAGGCAGCAACATATAAAACATGGCTTAAAAAGTATAAAAAAGCCCTCGAAAAACTTGAAGAAATTGAGAGCAAGCGTATCGGAGCGAAAAAAGAAACAGGTAATAGAGAAGCCGCCGAAGCCTGAAGTTGTTGTACGTGAAACTCCAGAATAGATTGCGTTTGAAGAACAACATAATATATTATTCAAACCTAACACGGGACCGCAAACAGATTTTTTAGCGGCGTCAGAAAGAGAAGTATT